ACTTAGTAATAGGAGACCCCCATTGTACACCTAGTGCTAGTAATGAAAGATTTACTTGGGCAGGACGAATGGCTAAAGATTTAAAGGTAGATAAAGTTATTTGTATGGGAGACTTTGCTAGTATGGATTCTATGTCTAGCTATGATAAAAAAAAGAAATCTTTTGAGGGTAGGAGATATAAAAAAGATATAGAGCATACACATGACGCACTACAAAAATTCAATGATGGTCTAGGCAAGTATGAGCCAGAGATGCATATGCTACTGGGCAATCATGAAGATAGGATTGATCGTATGGTAGAGGATAATCCAGAGCTTGAAGGCCACATGACTATAGATGATCTAAAGTATCCTGAATATGGATGGCATACCTATGATTACAGATATCCTGCTGTGATCGATGGAGTATACTACTCCCATAACTTTCCTAGTGGTGTTATGGGCACAGCTATATCAGGTGAGAACATGGCCAGATCTTTAGTAAATAAAAATAAAGTATCTTCTACTGTTGGGCACTCTCATCTATTAGATTATGCTATTGCGTCACAGCCATCTGGTAAAAAGATAATGGGATTATCTGCAGGTTGCTACTTGACTCATAGAGAAAAGTACGCATATAACACACAGAGACTATGGTGGTCTGGATTAATTGTAAAACGAAATGTAAAAGGTGGGGAGTATGATATTGAGACTGTCCATATTAGCGAGGTAAAGAAAAGATATGGAAGACGTAGTTAACTTTCCTAAACATTATCGTCAGTCAAAGACTGAGACTATTGATCTAATCAAAGAGTCAATGACTACTGAAGAGTTTCATGGTTACCTCAAAGGTGCATGTATGAAATACATGTCAAGGTACAAGTACAAAGGACAGCCTGTTCAAGATTTAGAGAAGGCAGAATGGTACTTGAGGAGGTTAATCGTAGAAGTTTTAGAACAAGATGTAGAAAAGCAACAAAAGGAGTATCCAGATGAATAGAATGTAGCAAATAACGTTTAAACGCTCATATCTTAACGTATAATAACAAGTGGTATGGGCTGGTATGTTGGTATCAAAACATACAAACTTGCTCATATTTGAGCGTCTCAGAAAGAAAAATTTAATAAAAGGAGAATAAAATGGCAGAAAAACAACAAGAGCCACAGAATTTAGATAAACAATATATTATATCTGGATCTCAAGTTCAAAGCATACTTCGGTATCTATTTACAAGACCTTATGGAGAAGTAGTACAGGGTATTGAAGTGCTATCAAAAGGATTAAGAGAACTTGATCCTAATATAGGTGCTGACTTTGTAGCAAAACCTGCAGACAATGCCAAGAAATAACTCAGAACTTTTTACTATGAAAGTTTCTCTGACTAATAATAGTCAGATAGCAATTGATCTTGACTACATTCAGCCAAATATGCTAAAAGATTCGCTAGAAGATATAAATGAAATTTTTTATGCAAACTTATTGGCGAGTGTGGTCAAGCATTGCATTGAAACAAGTCAACGACTTAATGGTGATATTAAACAATTAATTGAAAGGATATAATGAATAACGTGGCAAGAGCTGAAGTCCCAAATAGAATGAGAAGTACAACTATCCGTATGAATATAGACGATAGAAGAGTGTTAGCAATAGTAGACTACACTGTAAATGAGTTAGGCATTTTGCCTATGGCTGTGTGGATTAAGGTAAGACCAACAGAGTCTACTTTAGATAGAGAACTAAGGGCATCGGGTAAGATGATATCTTTATTACTACAGTATGGTTGTAGCTTTAAAGAAGTGGCAGAAACTTTAACTAAGGATTCAATAGTAGGCTCTGCTGTAACCTACTTACATAAAAATCTTGAAAGTATTTTAAGTGGGGAGCAAGGGGATAAGGTTCCTAGATTAAATACAGATCCGTATAAAATTAAGGATGTGGGTTAGACTTCAGGAAGAATTTCAGGACCATACTCATCAAGTAACTTTTGTTTTCTTTTTCCTAAAGGATCGTATGGGTCAGGTTTTCTATACTCTTCTTTATAAGTTTCTAAAAGATCTTTTTCTGATTTTTTTAATGACATATCTAAATATGCACGCATTTTAGCAAATGCCTCTTCTTCGGCATCTTTTAATTCTTGCTTAGTTGGTTCACGATCTGTTCCAAATCTTTGTTGAAAACCATATCTTGCTATATCATCAATATTATCATAAAAATAATTTATATCAATTCCGCCATCTTCATTCATTATTTTACTAATATCAAATGCGTCTTCGTTTGCTGGTAATCCTGGTGGTGCTGCGGATGGTCTCATAGGGTTTCGCATAGCTGTTTCTTCTTCTTCATCTTTATCTCCAAAGAAAAACTTCAGTAACTTTTCACCACCAGATTCTTTGTCTGGAGTTGCTGGGTTTCTAAAAAAGAATCCTGCAGGTTCTGCTTTACCTATCTCAACATTCTTTGCACCCTTCTCAGCCTTCTTAATTGGCTTAGTTACGAGAGATGCTTTTGCCATACCTTTAAAAAAGAACTCATTAAAATCTTTATTTCTGCCAGTTAAAGGTTTCATATTGCCTGACTCTGGATCTCTGAAAGATCTCTTGTATTCTTTCATCATAGTTGTTTCATCTCCAGCAAACAGTGCCTCTGTAAATTTAGGAAAGGCTTCAAGACTTCCTAAATTAAATTGCATATCTACTAGCATTTGTTTACGCCTATCATCAAGATCTAAAAACTGTCTACCAAACGTATTTGTAAGTTGATCGTATGCTTTCGAGAGATCTCTTTTTAATATTTCATTTGCTTGTTCTATAGTTAAATTTTCAATATCGTAACCATAAACTTTTCCTAATTCACGTTCTTTATCTGTTAGCTTGTGCCCGTATGCTATAGTTTTATTGCCACCTTCTGCAGAATCATGCTGTAACATTGAAGTGTCTCCAGCCAATAACTTAGCGTTCTCTACTTTCTTCATGTATTTTATAAAACTTTCATCCTCATCTGCTTGTAGTATTTTTACAAGTTCTGGTTCAGCTTTTTTACCACGTTTAAATGCCTGTCTTTTTTGAAGTTTACTTGGTTCTTTTGGATCTTCAAATTGTTTTTCACTTAAATCCTCAACATACTTTGTAGTTATCATTTCATCACCATAGCCTGGAAATTTCATAAGACCACTAGTAGTCTTAGCATCTAGTATGCTAACCTTGCCCTCTCCAGTTGGCACTACAAGTTCAGCACCTTTTTCTCCAACAAGTATTGGGCCACTTACTTCTTTATCTTTCACACCATCAGCCGCATATTCAACAGGTCTCATGACTAAACTTTCACCTTGAGGTGTTTCTTGTCTTTCAGTACGCATGCCTGTTTGTTTTTCTTTTGTAGTTTCTTCAGATGATTTAACTGTGTCTCTAGTTTCAGCAACTCTAGATCTTGATGCTTTCTGTAAATTTTGCATCATATTAAATACTTGATTTTTGTCTACAACATAATCTGGTTGTGGAGTATCCGTTAAACTTTTTTGTGTGCTAACATCAGGTGTCGTATCAAGTACATTAGATGCAGGTGCCATAATACTTTGACCAACAGGCGTTGGCTGTACTAAACTTTTATCTAAATCTCTTTGAGTAAATATTCTTTTTGGTGCTAATGTGTCTACCATGTTTGCTCCTAGTTCAGTAATGGATTTGATTGCATAGCTTTTAGTTCTTCTATCTTTGCATCAAGATATTCTAATGCAGCCCCATTAATTTTGATATCACCTTTCAGTGCTTCCAATTGTTTTATAATATCAGATAAATCTACTTCTTGATTTATTACAAACTCTGTATTTTCTAACTGTGCTATCCTATTATTAAACTCACCCCACGCCATAAAGCCTCCACCAATGGCTCCAATAACGCCTGCGAGTGCGGCATAACTAGCTAGTTTATTGAATATTCCTTGCATTTAATAACTCCTTTAATTTTTTATATGCTTCATTTGTTTTTTGTTTTGCATTGTTTACTTTAATTTGATATTGCACTACAGGATCTGTATCTGCTATACTTACTTGTGCAACGTAAATAGGTTTGCTGTAGCTATCAAGGCTAGCTTGTAGAAAAAAATCTTGATTGCCTGATGGCAATTGCCTAGTATCAAACAATGCCAAATTAGTATTAAAGTAAGATGACATATCAGGTTCTTGAGATATCATTTCTCTACTGACCACTTCATTTATAACCGTTAGTGTTGCATCTATTTGTTGTGCAACATTTTTTATTTTACTTTGTATAGCCTGTTCAATCTTTGCAACCTTAATATCTAGATCAACTTCCACGTCTCCTTTAGGTTCTGTTCCTGGCTCTTCTGCAACTTCTGTAGGTCCTTCTTCAATTGGCTCCTCGATAACTTCTTCTTGTTCGGCAACTTCTGTTGTTGGTTCTGGTTCGTTTGCAGTAGGCTCTTCGCTACTGGGTTGCTCTTCAATTTCACTTGCTATCTCTTCTGTTGGTTCTTCTTCGATAACCTCTTCTTGGATACTTTCTTCTTGTACGACTTCTTCTTGGATTGTTTCTTGCACTGGCATACTGGGTTCTTCTTGCATAGGCACAACTTCTTCTTCAACCATGGCAATTTCTTCCATAGGTTCTTCAAAATATTCTTCAACTTCATCTATAAACTCCTCTTGCATTTCGTCTGTAAATTCTTCTACAAACATTGTTTCAGGCACTGCCTCATATATCTCTTCAATTACTGGTATTTCTTCAAACATTTCTATTGGTGGTAGAGCATCAAACATTTCTATTTCTTCTACCAACATAATGTCTTCTGGAAAAAAGACTTCCAATTCAGGCTCTTCGTAATAGTCAGTTTGAAAGTAATCCTCTTCAAAAAAAAATTCATCAAGTGCTAAAATTTCAAATGTATCTTCTTCTATTATAATTTCATCTTCAAAGATATCATTAAACTCATAGTCTATCTCCACATACTCAGGTAAAAATGTATCTTCTGGCACTTCAAAGTCAACTATAATAGTATCTATCTCTTCAATAATATCCTGAACATCTTCTATCTCTTCCTGACCTGGACATGTTGGTGGTGTCTGTTGCCAACAATATGTTATCTCACTTATAGTAGTACTAGATAAAGCGGTATAATCTATCCTGGCTGATGGGTCTCTTACATCTACGCCCGCATGCCCTCCATTATAACCTGCTTGATTGTTGTTTATAATATCAAAATCAAATCTATAGGTTGCTGTGCCGTGTGTCATATTGACATCAGGATTAACTACTAAAGTATTACCATATGGATTTACCTGATAGCTAGAGTTTGTAGTGTCTTCAAAAGTTGTGCTTTGTGTTGTGGTGTCGATACCATTACTAATAGATTGTGTCATTGTAACAGTAGATTCAACCTGATTCCACCACCTGATATTAGCTGTAAAGTTTGAAGTGAAACCTAGTTTTAGTTCTTCTAGTGAAACATAATCTTCTGAGTCTATTGAAGTTTCTGCATACTTACCCTCTTTACCAGTTAACCAAGTTGAGTGATTAAGGTCAGAATTATCTGGAAACATAGTACCATTCCAAGTGCCATCAGCAAAATCTTGGCTTATCAAGTTATTACTAGTAACAGGATTACCTGTTGTCACAGTTGTGACAGTAGTAAAATCTCCCACATTGGGCGTGTCAGGTATGACTACAACAGTATCAGCACTAATCGTTACCGAGTTTAATACGATTGCCGTTACCGTCAGTAATAATTTGTTCATCTGGGTTAGCCTCTTGTTCTAATTCTATTGCAATTTTATTATCAACTCTTTGCATATAATTAAGAGCCTTAGTATATTCTTCGTAGTCTGGTCTTTGCTGATCATATTTATTCCATTCAGCTAGAGCTTCATCGCCTATCTTTCCTTGGAACGGACAAGGTGTGCCTGCCATGACCATGCTTTGAAATACTCTTGCATCTTGGCATAATATAGCAACAGCACTAACCTTCATATTAAAATCAAAAAGAAGTTTAGCCAGTTTCATACGTTCACAATTCATATCACGTTTAGTAATACCAATACTGCCGCCTATAAGTGGCTTTTGTATTCCTATACCAACGCCAACAGTACACAGATCTTGAGACATAGCAGAGATGCCAGGAGCAGATGCTGAAGGCACAGTTCTAGTGTCTCCTGTATAGGAGTTGTTATTGTTGTTGGTTGTATTAGTTGTGGTTGTACTTTGAGAAGATCCTGATTGATAGTTTGTTGTTGCTTCACTGTGATATCCTCCTGTTATGGCCGTATTACTTGATGATGATCCAGAAGTTACCTGATCATTTGTGGTACTACCAGCACCAGTTACGTCTGCCATAGCAGAATCCATTAAAGCACTAAAGGCCCACAACATACAGACTGTAATAACTACAGCTATGCCTATACTTCTAATCATTCTTCTTCTCCTACATTATTTTGTCACAATGTTTGACACCAGTCTGATCTGTTGTCATCATGCATTTTTCTAGCGTACATGTATACTGCACTTGATTGCCTGAGTTTCTCTCTGCTATGCGTTTAGCGGCAAGGCATGTGCTAAGACTATCCTGGTGGTACCAACCTTCTATAGTTTTATTGCCGCCATCATAGACGTACAAACTAAGTATAATAACTGTCTCAATGATTCCCATTCTTTCGCTCTTCTAAGTCAATCAATCTCTCTTCATGAAATTGTATTATCATATCATTTTTAAGTATCATGGGTATCTCTGCTTCCATCTGTTCTTTAAGTTTCTCTGTAGATTCGGCCAAGTATTCAACCAACATGTAAAGTTCTTGTATCTGTGGACTAACCATATCACCTTTTGGTACACCTTCAATAAAAGTATTAGCAGCCTCTATGTCTTTTTCCATAAGCTGTAGGGTAGTCTCTATAGAATTTAATCTTTCAACAATAGTAAAATAACTCATTGTACCTACTGCAACAGCTGCAAGTATAGCTAAAAGATTTCTAGCAGGTAAAGATATTTGGGTCGAGTCTGATATCTTCACACTTCCTCTGCGTATCTGCTTTCGCAATAAAATTCAAAACTTTTTAATTGGTTAGGATAGTCAAGAACATGTTGCTTTAACAGATCAATTTTATTCTCATGAATATATTCATGACAACTCCAGTCATCATTAAACTGTTTAAGTTTATACTCTCTCTCCACTAGCACATCTGTACCATGAAACATCAACATTACCGTAATTACCCAATACATTATTTTTTAACTAACGATCCTCCAAAATATAAGCCTATAATTGCAGACACTAAGTTAGTATCTAGTGGTGTAATTACTATACCTTTATGTGCCATAGGAACCCACTGCATTACATCTTTACCTTCAAAGAATAAGAAGCCTGGTTTAAACTCTGTATAACCTACGATAACGTGTGCATCGGGTGTAACTAATGGTAGGATCTTCGGCAAGACCACAATAGCGAATACAGCTGTTAAAGCGATAATACGCCTAGTCCATTGAAAACCTACATTTTCGTATTCTCTAGCTTCTTTAAAAGCCGCTGTTTGTACTTCAGCTCTTTGTATAAGCATTTTTTGTTCAGCTTGTTTTGCTTTAATGGACTGACTCCAGATGGACATCACCCCTCCTAAGACTGTAGACCCTAGCATAGTTATCATTTCAAATGGCATTTTTATCTCCTCTATTCTGAACCTGGCGGATATGCCAGTTTAATATTATTATTATGTATAACTGATCTTATAAAATCATCTCTTGTCATATTGTATCTTTCACCATAGGCTTTTAATCTGCTTAATACGGTGTTACTTTGAACTTCCATTCTGTTTACAACTTTTTCTATAAACTGTTCTTGGGTATATCCTAAGTCTATAGCAGCATCTGTAAAGAACATAATGCTTTCATAGAAACCATCGTATCCATTATCTGCTGCTTGTGTTACTAATGCATCAATTTTATCTCTATGGTTCATACTAATCTTTGTACTTTGCCATATACTTTTTAATATAATTGATTCTTCAAAAGAACGACCACCTAAATATCTTTTCCAAAATCCTCCAATGTCTCTCTCTATCTGCCCATACATTTTTTTATATGGATTGCTAACAATATATCTACCATTTTTAAACTCCATATATCTACCTCTAGCTTCAGTTATAGGCTCACCTTTTAAAGGGGATTCTCTTTCAAATCCTGGAACTGCAGAAAACATAGCCTGAGAGGATACACCAGCAAATCTTCTTTCAACTTCTGCTAATAAAACAGGAGGTGATGTTGCTTTTAAAAACTTGTATATATCAACATCAGTTAATCTGCCAGTAGCTCCCTTCATAACCATGTTAAAAGTATTACCTATAACACCCTCATTTGTTTTTGAAGTGTACCCAAATAGAAAATCTAATGTTGGTAAACTAAATATATCTCCTACTCCAATGCCTGGAGCTGCTAGTGTTGAAGACACATCAGCATTTACTAATGCAGATGGCACTCCAAACTTTTGCTCTATTGGTATATCTAATTTTAAAACCATTTCTGTGTATTCTGGTATTCTATATTGACCAGGATTTTTTACTCCAGCAGCTTTTAATCCACCTTGTACTGCTTTATCCATTTGCTTTAATAAAAAATCAATTTGATTAACAGCCATAATGCCAAACATTCCAGCTGTCATTACCATACTTACAGCATGCATTAGTAATGGGCTTGCGGCTTCAAATGATTTAGGATTTTTTGCGTATGTTCTTGCATACTGTGCAACTTGTCCAAAGTAGTTGTGTTGAAATGTTTTAAATAAACCAAACAAAGATCCTATAGTTCCTAAACCCTGGTGAGTGTACATCATTGGTCTATTAGTAAAGTTATATTCAACCATCATGTTATCTGTCATCCACTTTGCAGTATTAAACATATTTTGTTTACCATTAGCTACATCATATTTACCACTCTTTAAGAAAGAGTAGTTCATAGCTAATGCAGTTAATCTACTATGCCTCTCTGCCATTTCTGATAATCTTTTACCAGTGCTACGTTCCCAAATTTTTGTTCTTATTTCTTCAGACATGGTTCTAATTCTTTCACCAGTCCTTGCATCAATACCAAATTCTTTTAAAAATTTAGTATCAATAGTACCACTTTTAATTGCATCAGTGATTAACTCTCTAAATTCTTTTGTTGGTTTAAAAGGTAAATAAGACCCTTCAACCATAGCCTTACCAACATCTCCTTTAATCCCATACTCTACTTTCATAAACTGTAATCTTTGTGCGCCCATTTGATATGGTTGTACAATTTGTGAGTATAAGAATCTTGGGTTAAAAAATAGTAATGCTTTGTGTAGCGTAAAAGCGTTAGCATATTGTATTGCTTTTTGAAAAGTTCCAGGGCTACCAAATTTTTTAAATATAGCAGAGTCTGCTATTGTCTCTATTAACTTGTCTCCTTTTTTAGCAAAGTAACTGGCATCTCTACCAAAAGCATTATCTACATATTTTTTAGCAAATGAAACTTGTTGTGGTATTAAATCATTAAACTTACTTCTGCCACCTATTACAGGTTCTATTCTTCCTCTAAATCTTATAGCCTCTGCACCTCTTACAGCACCATCAACATAACCAATGTATGCATCAGTAAAGTCTTCTAACAATCTACGACCTTCTTTACCAGTGCCTACATATCCACCTACATCTTTTCTTGCTACTTTTCTAGCACCAAAACCTCTTGCAGCTAAGTAATCAACTTGTGCTTCTTTAAGTAATGCAGCTACATCTGGATTTTTTTTATCCCATAATCTAATTGACTCATCAAAAGATAGATTCATATTTTCTCTTCTACCAACTGATAAATCAGATTTTAATTCATAGTTAACAACATGATTTTTGTATTGAGGATTAGCTTTTATAAATGTATCATAAATGCCATACACTTCTTTTTCAGTTTTACCAGCTATAGCATGAATCATTTGCCCTTCTTTGCCAGGCTCTTTAATATATATTCTATGCCTACCATTCCAAACTCTAGGAAAATAGTTAGGTCTTTCTGGTATTATAGTAGCACCAACTTCTGGATTTTCTTTTACAGATCTGTTGTGATATATTCTAGCTTCTGCAAGTCCTCTATCTAAGTTTCTAATAATATCTACTTCTTGTTTAGTTAACTTAAACTCTGATGCCATTCTATCATATGTCATTTGGAACACATAAGATCCGTCCTCTTTCTTAGACAATAATAATTTTTCTACTTTTTCTTTTTTCGCTTTTTTACCGCCTGCAGCTAACATGGCTCTTTTCTCCATGATAACCTCACGTTTTACCATAGCTTTTATAATTCTATTAGCTGTCTCTACTCCTTCTTTTTTACCTTTTTGTTTTAATAATAATTCAAATTGAGTCCAGGCACCTTCTTTACTTTTAAAAGTTTTTATTTTACCAAGAACATTACCAAAACTATACAGCACACCACCTTGTGTTATGCCAGGATTCTCTTCAATAAATCTAGTTTTATCTGGCTTGTAAGTAGGATCTATTAATCGTTTATATAGTATGTCATCTTTACCTGCTTCAATAGCACGTTGAGTATTTTTAACACCAGTAGTTACAAATCGCATGAAAGCATTTTTTGATGGGTCTCCTGCAAGTTTAGCAGGTAATCCAAATGTTTCTGCAAAATTAAATATCTTACCAGTAAGCCCACCTATTTTACCAGTTAAGTCTACTTCAATAGGATTGCCTTGTTTGTCTAACTTAATTTTACCTTTTGTATCTAATAGAGCATTTTCAAGTTCTCTAAAATGTTTAAACGGAGATTCACCTGGATCTGGTCTTAAATTAATACTAGCAACTGCAAGTCTACCCATAGCCTTTTGGGTTTTATCTATAGCTTTTTGATAAGATGTAAGTCTTTTATTTAAATTATTTTCTTTTTTAGTTTTAAGTTCTACTATCTTTGGTAACAATTCTTTTGCCCAAGCATCACTTTTTTTTCTAGATTTAGCTATTGCCTGTATCTGACTAAGTTTAACTTCTACTTTAGCACCATCTCCTAAAAATTTTAAACCATATCTTTGTGAAAGATCTCTAGCAATACTTACATTTTCTGCAGCAACCTTACTGTTACTAGTTCTAGCTGATAGTACTAAGTTAAGTTCATCAAAAGATGATTTTGGTTTTTTTACTTCTGGTGTTTTTCTAGTAGGCACAACATTTTTAGTTCTAGCATTTATGTGTACAGTTAAATCTAAAAATTTACCATCTAAAATAACTTGGTCTCTAGGTATAGACACTTTTTCTGTTACTGGTTTTTCTCCTTTAGTAACATCAATCTCTTCTTTTTTTGTTTCTGGTTTGGTTCTTTGAAAAGGTATTAGTTCTTTACCATTTTCAATAGCACGTTGTGTTGCTTTAGTTGCTATTAAAGGTTCAACGTTACCAGTATCTCTCATTACCTTATCACGTTTATCTCTTTTAGTTAGTTCTTTTTTTGATAACTCAGCAAACTCAAAAGGTAATGGTTCTATTTCTTTATGGTATCCCTTACCATTAGTTTTTATAAATTTAGTTAATGGCTCTGCATGTGCAGACAATCGAGCACTATCGTGAGTAATGGACGAATATGCAGGTGTGGATGTAAATGCAGCTTTAGGAGGAGCAGTAAATGCACCTTCACCTTGTCTTTTAAGACCTATCATAGGTCCAGCAAAACCTAATCCTGCAAGTGTAATAGCACCAGATATAACTTCTGTTGTGCCACCCCCATGCATTTTAGCAGATGCAGCACCAATAGCACCTAATGCTATAGATCTTGTTGCCCAACCATTTAACTTACCTACACTACCAAATGCAGCACCTTCTATGGCACCCATTGCAGTGTTACTAAATACTTTTGCCCAAGGCTGTTCGTATGAGCCTAAGAATCCTACTGTACCAAATGCAAGTGCAGATCCACCAACAACTGCACCAGGAATACCAACTGCAGCTAGTCCTCCTATGGCTGCCGCTGTATAGGCACCATACTCAGCTATCATTATAGGTGCACCAGCAAATCCTGCAACAACTTGTTCTGCTATTGTATCAGGAACATAGTCTTGACCTAAGTTAAACATATGTTCAGGGCCAAGAGTTTCTGCAGTATCTCTTAAATAATCTTCAAAACTATCTATACCTGCCAGTGCGTAGAATGCAATATTCTTTAATGAACTTTCATCTAATGAATTTTTAAATTTTTCTTTTTCAAGAAACTGTTTCTTTAATGCTTCTCTTTCTGCTAATGTACCTTGGTTGGTATCTAAAGCTATATTTTCTCCATTAACATAATCAAACTTCCATTGATCAGGATTGTATCCTAATTTTTCTAAAGTATAATCTGCTAAAGAATCTGTCCATCCAGGCACACCGCTAAAATTATACACAGCACCAGATAGTGCACTAGAGAATCCATACTTTGCAGCCTTACCTAATTCAGTAGTCTTAGGTTCTTCCATAAATGGCATGTAATCTAAGTTTAACTTTTCTTGTATAGTTCCTGCATCATCACTAAAGTAATTAACTTTTTCTAATACAGGATAGCTATATCCAGGTGCATTATATAGAACTCTATTTTCACGTTCTTCAAAAGGTACCTCTGTGATACTCTTAATCTTACCGTATTCGGCCATGTACTACTCTCTATCTTTTACTAGTTTTTGTATTTTAGGTAGTTGTTTTATTAAATCTTTTCCAATAGTATTATAGAATCTTAAGTCTATACCATATTGTTGTGTTGGATCTTTCACATTTCTTTGATCTTCTGGATAGTCAGATGCTTTTGGTTTTTCTCCTATTGAGTTAACAAAAGATTCCCAAGCTGACATATTTTCTTTAGCCCAATTTATTAATTCTGGATTAGTTACAAATGGAGCACCTCTACCTTGACCCTCTTTTATTGTCAATTCAGGCGGTAAGAAATTTTCATAATTATCTCTATTTATACTTTCAGGTAATATTTCTGTTTCTTGTTTTTTTTCTGTTATTTTTTTACTATCTTCATATGCCTTAAATTCTTCATCAGACATAACTAAGAATGGTTTTATAGCTTCCATACCACCAGAGTTTAATATTATTTGTTCCTTTAAATTTTCTCGTGCTTGTGCGTCCATACCAGAAAATATACCAGAGTTTCCTGGTTTTAATTGTGTAATACCGTCTGGACCATACACACCAAATAAATCTCTAGAATCCACCACATCAATAGTTTCATATATATCTTTTGTATCTACAACTTGTAAACCTCCATCAGATAATATTTGAGGATTAATAGCACCTGTTATTTGCGTATCTACAAATGGTGACTCTTCATTTTCTTTAACTGGCACAGTTACTTTTACGTTAAACTGATCATCATCTCCAACATTTACAAATCTATTAAATAGATCATAGTAACCTTGCCTACTATATTCTAATTTAGCAGTTTCCCTAAATTGATTTTCTATATTGTGCACCACACTTCTTAAAGGTACATCTACTCCGTTTACGTCTATCATTTTTTCTTGATCAGTTCCTTGTATTTTAAAACCAGCTATTGCCTCTTTAAGTGCTTGAGATTCTGGTGCTAGTGGGTCTCTCATAGCTTGATCTTTTAATGCATTAACACGATCAAGCACTGCTCTATCTAGTGCAGATAGAGAGTTTACTACACTATCTCTAGTTATTCTGCCATTTGCCCGTAGTATATCAATAGCTTCATCTGTAGTTTCAACATTTCCATTTTGTAACTTTATAGTTTTTGCAGTGTCTAATAGATAACTAAATTTGTATCTTTCTCTTAGTAACTCATCTTGATTAGTTACACCAGGTATAGCATTTATTGCTGCCATATTTAAATCCTCTGCACTTAGCACTGGAGACCAGTTAACTGTCTGCGACATTTTTGCTATATCTACACTGGTTAAATCTTGCATGGTTGCTTGATCCACAATATCATTTATGTTAGTCATAAATTGTTCTTGTGAAACTCTGCCTGTTTGGAACTCATCTCTTTGTAAAGTTTTTTCTCTAACCATTCCAGGTTGAACAGTTTTATCTATAAATAATTTTGTATTATTTTCGCCAGCTAAATTAGAAAGCCCTGCATTTACTTGTTTATTATATTTATCTTGTTGTTGTTTTATAATATCTCCAGCAGTAACATCCTGCCCATACGCTTCATAAATACTTTTTATCTGAGGAGTTTCTCCTGTAATATCAGCACCAGGAACAAATTTTCTATCTATGCCTTCTCCAACTATATCACCAAGTAATCCAGTAGATAGTAGAGAATCAATTTCATCAAATCTTTTTGTAATATCTTGAGACTTAAATAGGCCTCTATTTCTTGTATATAAAAGTGCTAAGTCGTCTTCTTTATCTGCACCATATCTATCCTTTAAAATATTGTAGTTACTTACCATTAAACTATACGTTTGATTTTGTACATTTGATTCATTAGTAAGTTGCGCCCTAGAAGTATTAATTGCATCTGTAACTAATGTAGAATTTACACCTTCTGCATCTTCAATCGCCTGTTCTTCTTTTTCTTTCTCTTTAGCCATAAGGCCAACTTTTGCACTTAAAGCGCCTGTTGCAAGTGGTACTAGTAATCTTTTTAAATCAACCATTATTCATCCTCTTCTTTTGTTGGTCGTGACATTAAACCTTCTGTAGGTTCTTTTTCTTCTGCAGCCTCTTTTATTTTAGTTAAATCTTTTTCAGTTTTTTCAGATAAAAATTTTATAAACTTAGCATCTGCCATACCTACTTCAAAGTCATCTTGTTTTTGATTTCTAGGTTTCATACTAAGCCTTAAGTCTTTAATTTCTGCAACTGTGCCTATAGTTAAAACAGCTTCTGTAACCATCGGTGTTAGTAAAAGAGCCACATCAACAGTATATGCGCCAGATTGAAATCCAGCAAATACTATTGATCTTGCAACACCTTCTACAGGAACTCCTGCTTCTAACATCATAATTACGTTTTTAGTATTTTTATCTGTAAATAATCTTTGCATAGTTGCATCTGCAGCTTCTTCTATTGATGTAAATTGTGGTGGCTGTTCCCAAGACCATTTACCAGGAGTATCTGTTAAAGATTGTCCTGGAATAGGAGTGCTAAATTTATCATACGTTGGTTCCATATTATACTCTTCGTCCTGTTTTTACTGTTGCTGATTTTGCTTGAGAGATAGCATTTCTAAATATTGAATTATATTTACTATAAACTACTTCGTACTGACTTGATACTCTTGATCCAGGCGCTTTAGTTGCTCCTGGAGCAGCCATGCCAGCTGTTTTTATGCCAACTCTACCTCTTAATCTTTTTAATTTTGTACTTGAAGAACTTTGATCATCGTCAGTAAGATAATCATATCCTGCTCGAATGCCTTGTTCTAAAGCATCATCTCCAAATAAATTAGTAAATGCATCATACCCATCTTCTGCATATTCCCATATTGATTTATCATCACTCATTATAATCTCCTAATTTTAATCTGATTGTGATTCCCACATACCTAAAGCAAATGAACCAATAAACTCTAGTAGTCTGTCTTCTGATGCTTGATCCATAATATCAAATGTTGTAGACCTTTCCATAGCTGCTACTGCTAAGTTGTGAGATCTATTACGATCATTTTCTGAAGTTGAGTTTGCCCAAGATGCTTCATCTCGCCATTGTTGCCAAAGTGCATTCATAGCATAATTAGATATATCTAGTGCCGCTTGTGCATCAGTTTGATTGGCTGCATTTACAGCTGCTGTATTAGCTGTATTAATAGCACGTCTCCACTCAACATTACTTTGATCTATTATTCTTTGATTATCTACATTAAATTTTTCTCTAGCATCTGTTACAGTTGCATTAAACTGTTGTGCTTGTTGTGCTCTAGTAGCGTTAGCTTCATTAACAGCTGTAGAATTTTGTGCGTTTAAAGCATTAGCTCTATTAACTTCTGTTTCATTAAATTTTTGTATAGCATCAAATCTCTTTGCATTTGATTCTTGTATAGAAGCATTTAAGTTTGCAAAAAATTGATCAGTCTGTTGCTCATTAGTTGCGTTAAATTGTAAAGAAGCATTTGTTGCTGCCTGATCTGATAGCATAAATTGTTGCTTTAGTTGTGCGTTTGTTAAAAATTCTTGTTGTTTATTTGAAAGATTTTGCATATCCAACTGAAAGTAATTTTGAGCATTAGTAATCATGGCCTGCTGTCTATTACTTAAATTTTGAAATATCATTTCTTTATATGTTTGTGCATCTGCTGCAGCTATCTGTGTAGATGCTCTAAGCACACCTTCTGCTACTGCATCAGCTGCTATAGTACTAGCAGATAAACCTCTTTGTGCCATGGCTGCCATAGCCATTTTTTGTGCACCTCTAGCAAATGCAGGTAGTGGTGTCCCTGCTGCTAGTGATGCTTCAATATCTTGTGTAATACTTTCTAATTGTCCTTGTACCGTAGCCTGATTAGTTATACTTCCAGATGCTCCTACTGCAGGTTGTGATAATTGTTGTAATTGTGCAGCAGTGATCTGAGGAACATTTGCAGTTCCAATATTAGCTGTATAAGTTTGTGCAGTTGTTGGTGCTACTGTCCCAACAGCTTGTGTTGTTGCGTCAGTGGGTGTAGCTTGTTGAGCAACTTGTGCTGTTTGTGGAGTTAGTTGTGGTGTGGTTGTAGTAGATAATCCTCCTGTTCCTAATACTTCGTTAGCACTTATTTGTTGAGGAGTAACTTGAACTTTTGTTGCAGTAGGTAACTGCGGATTAGTAACCTGACCACCTACGGTTGTCTGGATACCTTGTGATTGTGTTGATACTGCCATTATCTTTTTCCTTGTCCTCTATATTTCTTAAAACTTGCTCGTTTCTTTTTGTTCATTGTACTTGTTATAGGATTACGTCCTATTGATGTTCCTTTATGTACTGCTTCATGTTCTGTATGGGACTTCCATTTCTTTGCCATCTATAGCATACCCAATAAAGTCTCTACTACCATTAGACCTACAGCCCCCACTGTAGAAAGAACAACCCAATAGATCTTATCTATCTTGCCACCCAATTTCTCTACGTCCTCATGAACGTGTGAAATTTTTTCATCCAGGTGTGCTAGATGATTATCTTTAATTACAGCTATGTCTTTTTTAACACCTGTAATGTGTCCCTGAAGGGATATAATATGTTCTCTTTCTGTCTTTGGCTCCATGTCCATTAGCTATCACTCAATGTGCTGACATCAAAACTACTATCAACTGTACCATCAGCGTTCTTTTTTGGTATAGCTGATACCCATGTTTTAGTTACTGCCATATTATGCCTCCTCCAACGCTTTTACTTTTGTCTCTAGTGTTTCTATTTTTGCCATAGCTTCTTGTAATGCTTTAACTGCTTTCATATAAAGCACAGAATAAGAAACAGATTTAACTTGTTCTTTAACTTCTTTAACCTCTCCCACTCTTTTGCCATCAGGTAATTCATCACTATCTGTATATAAAGTTCCAAAAGCAGAATTAGAAGCAATATCAGAAGGAGAAGGGTCGTGTAGTTTTACCAGTCCAGGACTTACTGGTTCAACTTCTTGTGCCACTAAACCTAAATAAGTATTTGCTTTTTGTCCACCTGCATCCTCAGTTCTAACATCATCTTTAAATTTAAAGTTTCTAACTTTTAAATTTTTAATATCATCCCATTGAGAATTAGCATCAGTTATGTTTTGTTTAATTCTTTCATCAGATGTTGAAGTATAATTGTTTGTAGCACTGTTAAAATCACCATTAGCAAAAATTACAGCTCTAACAGTAGCTCTGTCATTACCTACGCATCTAAAGAAATAACTACCTGTGTCATTTACAGTAGAACTAAAGTCAATTTGTAGACCAAACACATTACCACTTGTCGCTGCGTTATGGTGTAGAACTATGATATCATTTGCACTGGCTTGAGTGTGAA